GACGGTCGGCATAGCTATCGACGAACTTGTCAATCTTTTGAGCGAACTCGCTATTGGGGTCAATTGTTTTCTTGACCGACTCCAACATCTTACGGGAAAGAATCACCGCGTTAGGGTCATCCAAAGCCTTTTCTAGAATCAAAGCGTGGAACACCTCGTGAGCTACAGTCTGTAGGTTGGCGTTGGTCAGGTTGATATGGACCGTCTTGTTGTTGTAGTCATACGAACCTCGAGCTAACTCACCTGCAAACCGCTTGTACTGATTCGGCGTTTCGTGAAGGACTATCCTGACATCAGGGAACTGCTTACTCAGCGATACAGCAGCTTTAATTGCCAACTGCTTAACCCGATTGATGGTACGCTGCTCCTTAGCTCTGGACCTTGTGTCGCTGGTCATCTGACGGCGGTTGATAACAAGGTTCTCAGAGACTTTCTCTACGCCTTCTATCTCCTGCTCTCCAAAGAACTCGTCAATATCCACCCGTTCTTCCTCCGTCACTTCTTGTGTCGGCTCCGACACAGTTTTCTTAGGGGCTGCTTTCTTAGGGGCGGCAACAGATTTAGATGAAGGGAAATTAGCATCATCGTAATCCTTCAAAGCCTTTCTTGCGGCTTTTAGCTTAGGAGATATTTCATTAAAATTATCTGTAGTTAGTTCATCCTCCAAAGCCTCTAATTCAGCAACTAAGGCATCCCTTGCAGCCGTTGTTCCTGTTCCTATAATTGTGTCATAGGTAGGTTGGCTGACTGCCTTCCCGTCTACCACCCGCCCTGGTTTGACTACAAGCCTTATAATTCTTTTCCCTTTAGGAATAGCATCGCTAGTTTCTGCGTTGCGGATGTCAACAGGCTTTCCATCAATTAGTTCATCACCTATATCATCAAATACAAATCCCTCAGCTTCTAGCTCAGCTTTATTCGCTTCGTGCCAAGCCGCATCCTCTTCACTTTCAATACCCTTGGAGTTAGAGACGTTATTAAGGTACCTAACAATGACTTTAGCTTTTTCTTCAAGACTTGTAGCGGCAGCAAAATCCTTTTTACTCCTGTCAATCCGCCTTTGCAATCCTTTTTGTTGCTTCTCCGTCGGCGCCTCGTCTACCGCGACTTCCGTCGTCGGCGCTGGAGCTTCATCCGTAACGTCGTCTTGGGCTTCAACCTCTGTGGTAGGTTCTCCGATGTCGGGGACTCCTTCTCCCACCGCTTCGCTATCTCTGGTAGATTCTGGTGCATCCACGCTCTCTGGGCCTTGCTCTTGAATGGCATCTTCTGGTGTTCCGTAAAGTATTTCTTCTAGCTCCCCGTTAAGCCCGTCCAGCTCTTCTTGCTGTCGCTTCACAAGGATAGGGTCTTTCCCTTCAATTTGTTCCTGTAAGTCTTTTCTCCTAAGTAATATACCTAGAGACCGCTTCTGCTGGTCTATCGTTAAGTCGGACGGGATATCTCGGTTGACGGCGATTACCTCATCGAGGTTGTCCATCTCTTGCTGCGCATCCGCCTTGCTTATCTCGCCTCGGTTAATCCTAGCCTGTTGGTTGGTATAAAACATATCGCGGTAAGTAAGCTCACCCTCTGCGGTCAGGTTGCTTACGTTTTGAAACATCTCAAACGTAAGATTGTCGATAGCCGTAAAGTCATAGGTCCCTCGTGCTGCGCTGACAGCCCCAGGAGTTCCCAGTACAAAGCCACCTACAGCCTCTTGAGCTCCTGCATAAGCCATACTACTAAGCGTTTCCCAACTCCAAAATCCTGCTTCTGGAGTTTCAAACATCTCCTTCTCCTTCATCTCGTTGTAGATACTCTTAAAGCCTATATCCACACCCTCTTGCAAAAACCCTGTTTCAAACTCAATAGCTCCCCCGCTACCTAAAGTTAATAGCCCTCTTCCCACAGCGCTGTCTACTTCGCGCATCACCAAATCATTAAAAGACTTGCCTGTAATATTTTTAGGGCTTTTCTTCAATAACTTCATAAGAAGTCCTGTAGTAATGGATTTCTTTGCCAATAGATAACTAAATCCTACAGACTCTAAAGCGGCAGACACAGAGCCAATAGCTAGCTTTAACTTAAACTTTTCGCTCTCTGATATGTTTTGGAACTCAGGGTCTCCAGCCATCTCTTTCTCTAAGCCGTTGCTTATTTGAGAGTACATAGCTGCTGTACGTGGAATAAACCCACCAGGGGTTAACATAGCTGGAAGCGAACGAGTAACGCCTAACAAAGCTCCACCCCAAAACGACTCGTACATCAAGTCGGCAGCTTCTGGAGTAGACTCGGGGTCTTTCAAGAAGTCAAGCCCGCGACGTAAAGCGTCCAGCTCACCACCCGTTACCTCCATATTTTTAGAGGTAGCGTATTGAGAGTATGCGTTTAAGGCTTCTTCGTAATCAATTGGTTCTCCGCGCTTACGCCTCTTGAGCTTGGTGTCTACTATACCATTCTGTATAGCTATACTTTCTTTTGCTGGGATACCCTTATCGGTTTTCATCCAAGCTTTAAACTCATCAACCGTCATATCAGACGCAGACGGAACGTCATAACCTTTAGCCGCAGCTTCTTTTAGGTAGTTGTCCCTAAAGAACTCGGGGTCAGTGTCCATAAGAAACTCAGGGTTATAACCTGTATCTAAACCAAAGTCCTTTGCGCCAGCCGCGATATCAGCGGCGCCTTGAATAAATTCATTTCTAAACACACCTCCACTCCAGTAACCTCTTTCGGCTAACATCTCAGTATACTCTCCCGCTAGCCTATCTAACTGAGCCCCTTGGTCTTTAGTGTTTTGGTGCATCTGACCTAGAAACTCTCGCTCACCTTCGAGGATATTCCTATCGGCCAAAAACATCTGGTACTCCTCGGGATTGTTTTTTATATACTCTGGGTCGTACGTCTGAAACTGAGGGTATTTATCTGCAAAATCCCTTTCGCTTTTAAGATAGTCTTGAGTTAGACTGGTTACTTCCTTGTAGCTTTTATTGATTTTCTTTACCTCAGCCTCTCGCTGCTCACGAGTAACGAACATCTTCTCAGGCTCTACATAAGCCGTGTCCTCACGAGCTATAGTTTGACTCTCATCTTTATTTTCGCGAAGAAACTTCTTAAGTTTAGCCGCCTCTGACTTCTCTTTTTTGGTGTCGTACTCACCTCCAGTCTTTAGGAAATTCTGTAGAGATGAGCCAGATTCAGTTGTAGCTCCAGCCATAACCGCTCCTACCGAAAATAATCCTGGCACCTCCCAAGGGTCGAGGTCAACCTCAATAGTCTGTCCGTTAGCTGCGGTAACTTTAATAGCGTCACCTATACTGGTTGGCTCTACATCAAACCCATAAGGCTTAAACACCTTTGTAAGCTCTTGAGCTACCTCGTCCTCATCTCCTCTATCGATAAGCTCTGGAGAGACCATAGCCATACGCTCCTCGAAAAAGTCAGTGTCAGGAGCGGTTATATCTTGTATCTCTGGGGCAATAGCTGGCTCAACAGCAGCTTCAGGCTCTGGTGAGACCAAAGAACCAGCCACCGATGCGGATGCCGTATCTTTTTTTTTTACAGCACTAAAATAAGAGTTAAAGAACTCATCCTTATTTAAGTCGGTAAGATTTTGCTCAGATATATACCCCCATAGCTCGTTAAACTTCTCTGGTTGAGAGTATGCGGACTGAAATGATTCCGAGTCAAGGTCTGTTAAGTTCTCAGACTTTAAATAATCGTAAAACTCTTGGTACTTATCGTTCATTATTATCCGTTGAATTTTTTAACCTTACCCTCTGATGCGGCGTCCGTATTGGAGCTGGTTTCGTTCGTCTCATCAGAGCCTGAAGTTAAATTATTAATTCTATTGAGCTCTTTTATTACAGTATCTCTCATTAAAGATACAACAGCAGCCGTACCTCCAGTGGCCTTATCCTTAAACACGTCTGTAATTTCCTCCGTAGTATCGCCAATGGTGATAGTCATTTTATCTCCCTTTACTTTGACATCATAGGTTTTACCTGCGTCCTCCAAAACCCTTTTCATTTCCTCTGGCATAAATCCTGGCGCCTTAAGTATCTCGTTAAATGTGCTTGCAACTTGAATATTGCTGTCTGCAATCTCTTCAAGCGATTCCCCAAGCGGCTTCTTCCATAGTGCATCATAAGAAACAATTTCGCTATCAACCAATAATCGGTCTGGAGGCGTCATTGGTATTTTAGCCACTCCGATAGAGGACCTAAGAGGGGTCACTCTTCTAATTATATTGCCCGAATCATCAGTAGCATAGCCTATACTGAGACCCTCGTCTCGAATGTATTTCTCTAGCTCTCTTTCACTAGGGCGAGCTTCACCTTTACGTTTAGGAGTGAGTAAATCATACGCTGCTACGATATCTTTTTGGATATTACCCGATAGATTAATTTTCTCTGTAGTTCCATCCTCATACGTAATAGACAGGCCATTATCCGTAATGTTGCCTTCTGAAATTGGACTCAAGTTATTCGCCCTTCTCTCTTCGTTTGTGGTCCTGATACGACGATTTAAAGCTTCCCTAGAGATTGAATCCTCGTCAGTTAATATTGTATTTATCTCTTCTACATATCCAAGCCGTTCTTGTGCTTTTTCTCCCGCACCAATAGACGCAGATGTCGGGGATTTTGGAGCAAATATTGGTCTAGCCGTTTCCTTGTATCCTACCATAGCCAAGGCATCGGTCCGTAGCTTTTCCCTTACAGCTTCATTTAAAGCGTCGTTGGACTTAGGAAATAAAATGCCGTCATTCTGAGTGGTTACACCCACCTTACGGGAGGGCTTATCTCGTTTTGAAATAAGCTTATCAAGCTCAGCTTGTTGCGTAGTGTTTAAAGACTCTATTCCTTCTAACTCCGATAACCGAGTTGTTTCTTCCTCGTTTAATCCTGTTTCCCAACTTGTCTCTTCAGAACCTAGGTCATAGTCGTCAGCTGTGACTAGCCCTAAATCCTCAGCCATACTTAACGTATGAATGTCATTGACCATAAGAGCAGATAGCGTATCGTCTAAAGACTTCATAACCTCTAAACGTACAGGGTCGTCTTCGGCTAGGTCTCTTCCCGCAGCATCCGATACGGTTAGCACACCATTTTTGTTTACCACTCGGATATTCTCTCCTAAACTATCGGCCCACTTCTGTAGCGTTGGAGCGTACTCAATCTTGTCATACCGAGCTTGCATCTGATTGACGGCCCCATCGATAGTAGAGAATTTGGCTGGGTCATCACTTAAAGTACCTAAATCATTTAAGATTCCGATACTAGCAACTCCATCATCTGGATTCCAGAATACACGAGTTTTAGAGAAGTCTTGGAACTCATTAACTCTTTGAGCGGCTACACCTTCAAAGCCCATAGAAGCCCCTTCGTTAATGCGCTTCATAGTAAGCTCGCTCTCCTTATTGGCGGTATCAGCTATAGTTTTTAAAGCTGCAAAACTATTGTCTACGTTCTGCCTGTTGATTGTAAAGTCTCGAGGGTCTACAATACCAGACTTAAGCAGTCGGTTTTGAGTCATCATCAACTGAGCGGCATCAGCTGAAGCGTTTAAAATCCAAGTACTCGCAGCTTTATTAGCCCCTTGTGGTGCATCGGCTAGCCTCTTACCTACGGCAACCGACTCCTTGTCAATCTCCTGACGCTGAGTCTCTCTATCTGCCTCTTGGTCTTTAAGAGTTTTGACGAGTTTGGTGCTAATAGCACTCCAGTCTACTCGGGTATCGGCGCCCCTCTTTGCGTACTTATAATAGCTCATTGTCCTCCTATCATTGGGTTCATCCACCAAGGTTGCTGAGCTCCACCTAACCCACCATATATATCCTGATATTGTGAACCTTGAGAAGCCTGCATAGCGTTTTGGGAAGCAGAATTAATATCTAAAAGTTGGGATGAAGCATTGTCCGAGAGAAATTTTCCTTGATTCATTTGCCGATAATTCTTATTGCTCAATCCCGTTAGGTACTCTAGCCCTAGGCTTTGAAGCTGTGAGGTGCCTAGACTCTCGTAGAAAGGAGCAAACGACTCTTCGCTAGCCAAAGCCGTGGTTAACTCGGTAGCGTCAGTAAAGCCTAACGATTTTGCCATTCGCATCTGTGTAGCAGGATTAGAGCCCTGTAGACCCCGCATAATTTCTCCTTGCATCTGAGCTTTAAACTGCTCCGAGTCTTTTCCAGTAAGGCCCTTCTCTAAGTTACGAGCTAGAGCGTCCTTTTTATAGAGCGCCCTTCCCGCATCAATCTCAGCACCTACAGCGCTAAGTCCAGTAGCGGCCCCCGTAATAGCAGCGGCTCGTGCAGCGGCTTGGTCAGTGGCTGATTGCTGAGCTCCAGTAGCCATATCGGTGTATATCTCTTCTCGACGGATTTGATTCACCGCGTCTTGCCCTGCCACAGCGGCGTCTCTTTGGTAAAGCGACCTCTCTTGAGAAGCGAGGATATCTTTTTCTGATTCAAGACCAGCGGAAACCGCTGTTGCAGCTGTAGCGGCAGCTCCCCTTTGGTCGCCCTCCCCTCCTGCCTGAACACCAGCAGAAACCATACGCTGCACAGCCTCTCGCTGCTCCATATACTCAGCCGTAGGAACAGAGAGCTCCTCATAAGGGTTTATCTCCGTCTGGCGAATGGCGTTATCGGCAGCTTTCTTAGCGGCTACCTCGGCTTCTTCCATACGTGATTTAGCCTCTAGAGCTTGATAGACGCTTACGCCAGCCTGAGCCAGCCCTATTGCTGCGGTTACAAATGCCATATGATTATTGTTTAGTCAAAGATAACGAGATTCAAGGATACGATTTCATTACTTGAGCTTCTACTATAAACAGCTCAGTAGCCGAAGTAGAAGAGTTAGTAGCGGTAAACTCGCAGTAATGACCCAGTACGCCGTGCGATTCCGCCTGTACGTTCTTTACAGACATCATATACCACGTGTTCTGTGGGGTAACACCACCAGTCGCCAACGTAAAGGTAAGCTGTGTCCTATCAGCTGATATAGCCGTTACAGGTCCTACTAGCGCAGGGACACCTGGAGTACCAGGGTCGATTGTATATAGGTTATCGCCAATAGAAAGGATGGTACTAACAGCAAAGCCAAATGTGATAACCCCAGCTGCTACACTGGTATTAGAGCCAATGCCATTGACAGAGCGAAGGACATACTCAGAAGGACTAATAGTAAGGGCAGGCTCCGTGTTACCGTCAGGGTTGCGAACGAACGCAAACCACACAGCCTCTTTCTTTTCAAACCAAGCCTCATCGATATATCCATTTTGGATATCGGTCTCTAAAGTAATCTCCCAGCTGAGGTCCGACTCCAGCTCTATGGTTTTCCAAAGCGAGTTCTCGGTAGGAGAGTCGTTAAAGACGCTGGTAATTTTAGTGGGATACGCTACTCCGTAAAACTGATTGCGAAGTTCATTGGTATTGTGCCGATATAAATCCCCTCCGTTAAACGAATAGAAATAGTTATTCATCCCAATCATCCAGTCAGGAGCATAGGAATAAAAGGAAGGCCAGCCCTGTACGTCAGGAGAGTATGTGAGAGTATAGTTCGCCATTAGATACAGATTGTTTTTTCTACTATAACTCCATTAGCGTCTACCCGAATATAATGTCCAGATACCCTGTAGTAACCTTCTGAAGCTAAAGTCTGTCCCAATACATCCACAAAAACCCAATCACCCCTTGTCGGAACTCCAGGTGAAGAAGTGGTTTTAACAGGTAAGTTAAAAAGGTTAATGGTAAATGGTTGAATACATATATTGGAAGCGCTATTCTGCCCTATGCTTGAGGAAAAAGCAGACAATCGAACAGGGCATTCTACTGTAATTGCCCAGTCAGGAGCCGTAGCTAAGGGGCTGATAATTCGAACCGTTAAAGTTGTTAGTGTAGTAGTTGGTTTTGAAACATATAAAATATAATCCCCCGCGTTACTATTTGTTAAGCTGGTTAAATCTCCAGCTGCGATTGTAATAGGTTCAACTCCGTCAGCATCAAAATCTTGGTCTACATAGTTCCAATTGTACTTTGATTTTTGAGCTGTTCCTACGGTAGGAGTTCCAGCAGTACTGGTATCCCCATAGTAAGGACCTGGGAACCAACTTGTAACTGGATTTAAAGTAGAGTTTATGAGCGATACACTAGACGAGTCGCTTTTGGTTACTCCGTCATACGTTACAAATATTCCTCCAGCGATATCAGGAGTAAACCTAATAGCAGACACACCAGGGCTATTGCCCAAATCGTAAGTGATGTCATAAAAAGAATTTCCCGTTAGAGTTACAGATACTGGAGGTAAAGAAACGTCCCTACAATCTTCAACGCAAGAAGCGCAAAATTGCACAGAACCCAATACACCTGCTACCTGATTTCTAACTACCTTGTTTGCATTGACAATAGCTTGATACCACCCATCAGCCGCTGGAACCGTAAGAGAAGCGTCAGAATAAACCGTTGTTGCAGTCGATAAGGTGTCTCCATTTAAATAAAACGTAGAAGGAGAACTGCAACAGCAAGCCGCCGAGGCTTTAGCTCCATAGCAAAGCTGTGAAGACACTGCCTGACGATAGTCGTAAACGAGATAGAGATAATTACCCGAGCCGTTAAAATTAAAATTGCCAGAATAAAGACTAGCGCCATCAGTGCCAGGCGTAACAGTTAAGTCAGTTGAATTAGAAAGTATCGTCTGTATGTTGGCAGGTGTATTAGCATACAACTGATTAGTTCTCCAATGCTTTAAATTGTTTTCAGCAGGCAAGAAATCAAACACATCGCCTGCCAGCTTTGCGCTTTGAACATATACAGTAGCCCCTTGAGGAGGAAAAACGCTAGTACCTTGGTCTCCTGTAAGAACTTGATACTGAGACACAACGGGATTTGTTCCCGCGTCAAACTCTACAAACTCCGAGTAGGTAGGGCTAAGCGTGCTGCCGTCTTCAAATCTAAGCTGACTGTGTATCGTTTTAGTATTCTGCCAATCTAAATTAAGCGATACCATTATCACGTTAATCTCATTAGCGTCAGGACACTCTACGGTAATAGGTAAGTTGTTTACCGCTCCTCCATTTGCTGTTATCACAACAGACACTGTATTGGGAAGAAGACCTGTTTTAGGGATAGTTAAAGAGCCCGCTACAGTTTGGTTTAAAGCTGAATAAGTACTGCCAAAAGTAGCTACTACGTCAAAAGTTACTCCAGAACCTAGAACAGGAGTTCCCCATACAATATCTATATCACCTACCGCACTACCTACATTGACGCAGAAAGAGTTTGTCGACCCAGCTTGTGGAAGCGAAATAGTTTGAGGTATACCGCAGTTAATACACTTGGCTTCTACAGGTAGTAATATATCGTTAGAAGCCAATACATACTCATCCATATACGGGTCAAATCCTCCTAGCTTTTGAGTGGTAAAGCTCTCGTTGAAGAGGTCTCTAAACCAACCGCGCATACCTGACTTAGAAATTACCGTTAGCGTTTCATTGTTAGCTGACGTTCCTCGCAGTTGTATTACAGCGCCGCGCTTAGCATCGGTAAAGTATTTATCGAAACCAAACTCAGCGTAGCTCTCTGGGTTAGCCGAGACACCGTACTCTTCGACTCTGGCAACTTGCTGGCCTAGAATAACAGGTGCGGCGGTCAAAACGCTACCGCCTTGAGCGTCGGTCAGGACGTTCTTGTTGACAACGACATAAGAGATACGGTCCTCTTGCAATACCAAGATGTCCGTCTCTCTAGCCACCATCTTTTGGATAGGGCCATACACGTCCTCTAAAGGTTTGAAATTAAGAAGCCCTAGGTTGAACTCATTGAGTTTGTTTACGTTGCTCTCGTCGTTGTATATACCGCTGTACGTGATGTCAGCAAAGCGGTCGGCCTCTTTAAAGTCCTGAGCAGCAACCAACACAGCACGTTCTCCTAACTGAAACGACTCGCCTACAGCGGAGTCCTCAATTTTATAACTCTCTACACCGTTACCAAACGAATATGAATTAAAGAAATCCAGGTCCACCACACCTTCTGTCGTAGCGTCTTGGTTGGTGACGTTACCTTGGTGGTATCCACCCGTAATGGCATAGTTTTCGCTTCCTTCATAGAAGATATCGTCAGCTACTTCCGCTGGCTCAGTCTCAAAAACAACAAGACTTCCAGGTTCTTGTATCGTTATATTTACTTTAGTTATTGAGGGTCGGTCATTAAATGGAACAAAATTTCCAGGAGTTCCATTTTGACATCTTAAGTATAACCTTTGCTGAGATACGGGCAGCGCTGAGTCACTGCTAATACTATAGAAAAAAATCTGATTGTTATTAGGCACAAACGGAATTATAGTACTTTCCGTGTTAGCTGCTACTGAATAAGAACCTGGATAGTATGTATTTGTATTTGGTCCTCCAGTGTATTGGCAATCCACTGAACAGTCCATCGCGTTAATAATTACTGGGCCTAATCCCTCTCCGTCCCAAAACGCTTGAATGTCGGAATAATCTTGGCTAGCTGCAATTGTTTTTGTTACTCGGCATAAAGAAGCTCCAGTATCACTAGGTATGGTGCAAGTGCCTATTTGTGCTTGTCTATTAAATTTAATCTTTATAGTAACAAGTGACCCTGATGGAATTGCGACTCTATTATTTTGCGTTCCGTCATTCTGAAAACACGGGTAGTTTACGCAAGATTCATCATTATTATTAGTCTCTGTTTGTGTGGAATTTGGCTGCCCACTGTCATTAATAACACTTTGAGTTATTTCACCTGCAACGGAATAACTAGACACCGTCGTGTCAATACTAAACCCTTCAGCACGAAGTCGCATATAAAGTCCTGGTACCTCAAGTATATCAGATGAACTTTGAAGAAGATGAAGAAAATTAGTAGGTTGAGAAACCTTGTCTAACACTACGGCTTTTGTTTCTGAACTTAAAATCCCAGTAGAATCTCGCTTAACAATAAGCTCTGTTCCAGCCTCTATCAGCGCTTGGTCTTGACCGATAAGCCTAAACCAATAAGAAGTTGTAGTAGGGTCGTAGTAGTATAAAGTTGAGTATATAGTTTCGTAAGCGCCCTTAGATTGCTTAAGAACGAACTTATATGTCTCCGCCCAGCTTGGGGCAGTCATATTGGTGGGGATAGTAACCCGTATCTTATTGATATCGTTACTATTGACAGGCGGAACAAAGACAGCGTTTTGATTGCTCGTTAAAGCAGTCGTAGCCCTTTTGTATTCATCCATATAGACAACTCCCACCTCGTAGTCTCGGTTACTATGAAGGCTTTTATTAGAAGACTGTTGCTGTAAAGAATACGAAACATTACTGACATTGAAATACTCAAAGTATTGATTGTCTGCGTTAGAAGTACGGCTGTACTGAACTCCCAGTATGCTCACTCCAAACTCATCAGTTGAAAGCGGGTCAACATCTATAAAGACCCCTTGAGAAAGCGCCGTTATACCTGAGTTTACAGTTGTGTATCCCGATGGTGCAATTAAAGAACAATTGAATACATCGGTAAACGTACTTCCGTCAGCACAGTTCGCTAAAGACTGGTACGTCCCTGACCCGTTAGCTCCCAGTTGAGATTGAAACTCAGGACTGGTAACCATCTCATAAACACTGCCGTATGTTTGAGGAAGGGTATATACAAAAGATATGGTAAACGTAGGATGGTTAACGGTTATGGGGTATGTTCCTGATTGTCCTGACCCAGAAAAAGAAGCGTGAGTAACGGTAAATGAAAAGCCAAAGACACCTCCCTGAACTAAGTTAGGAGCTGTGTCAAAATCAATTACGGCTTTACCCGTAGTACTTGGCGCAGCGTTTTGGTCAATACTGTAAGCCTGACTAGCCACATCTCCAGCCGCTTGGAATACCGATAGGTTCTCCGAGACCACCTCAGCGCTGTAGTTGGTATCTATACGAGCACCCGATGCAATTGTCAAATCATATCCATCGATGTAGTTTCCGTACATCAGGCGGTTGCCCATAATAGTTTGAGCTTGCGCCTTAAGCGGTACGTTATCGTAAAGCCTCGCTATCTCTGATTGAGGCAGTAAGGTGTAGATTTTCTGATTGGTAAAGTTGACCGTCTGAACGACGTTATTAGGCCAGCCCTCTTCGCTTTTTATATACTTCTGTATGACCCGAACTGTAGAGTCTGTACCGAGTTTAAAACAAAGGTCAATACCCACTACATCCTCACCTCCTGTATTTATACCCACAACAGCTGTGTTGTAGCGGTTAAGCATACCAGTATTAAAGTTGGTAGCGGGGTCTAAGCTAAAGGGGCTACTCTCAAAAGCTACGTCGGTAAACTGAGATAACGCGCTATAGTCGTTATTGACATACTTATATCGGTATGAAAACGACACGAAATGAGATTCTAAATAATCCTCCTCTCCAGGTATATCGATAAGCGTCAGCGTAGGAGCTGCGTTTGGTGGCCTTTTAATAACGTTTATATCGTCATTGGTAATTTGGTCAACGTCGGTTGCCGCTATAGGCTGAGGGTAGTTTTCAACTACGTTAATTTTACGAGGCGGATTGTAATCGTCCGTAAAAAACAGCAGGTCCTCTACCTTATTGACACCCGTTATTAAAAACGTAGGATTAAAATTAAGGACAGATGTACTGATAACGTGATAGGTCAATACCTCGTCTGTCGTTCTAAACGACGCAATTATATCAACGACCCCAGTTACGGATGCTGTATTAGCAGAGTCGTGAATAAACCAGTATATAGTTTCGTTAACGCCATCTTCGAACGCCCCAATACATCGAGCTGAATCACTTAAATCTACCCCCTGATACTGCAAGGTGGTCAAGCGAGTATTGCCCTTAGAGTTTTCTACAGAACCTATCTCCGAGCCTTCCGTAGAACCTAGCCTGACGTTTAAGGCATCGATATATTCTCCATTGGGGACAAGGCGTTCATCGACGCTCTTGTTCATACGCCCCTTGATAAAGTTCCTTTTGACGTTCCCCATTATTTAATCCACTTATTCTGTCCACGCAAGTTCATCAATAATCGGCCAGGATGGATATTGCTGATACGGATTTTTGCATTTCGTAAAAGAGCGGTCTTAGACTTTCGATAACGGTTAACTACATACTCTTGGGTTCCCATCTTAGAGTTGAGGATAGCATAGGAGATATACGAGTAGATAAAGTCCTCAAACAATTTATTGACCGTAATTAACGAGTCATCGCCTCCCTCCATACCATCGCTAACGTATTCTAGTATACAGCTCTGACCAGACATCGCCGAGCTAAAGTTTATAACGCCCGCCTTGGGGTCGATACGGAATGTAGGATTGGCATTAGCGGTTTCAGTGTTTAGACCAAACGCAGCGCCTCCAATTGGGAAATCAAAATACCACAGGCCATCGATACACCAGCCTTCGTTTCCGTCGTAAGGGCTGTTCTCGTTGATGTACATAGACCTTAGAGTGCTGTTAAGCCTGTCGGTATCAATAGGTGAGAACTCTGGCTTTAAAGCGGCTCCTGTCTCGTCAAAAAGAATTCTATTGTTTGAATCTTGTAGGTACGCCTGTGCACTAGTAATTTGGATGTTCTCCGTCAAAGGGAATACCGTTCCATTTCTAAACAAAGACACTCGAACCCAGTTTACATAATCGCTAGGAAGGACAAAGCGAAGGTCCTCAGAGACATTAAGCTGCAATACCTTAATCTCTTTAAACGCATCGTAGTTAAGCTCCTGTATGGCCCTCTTAGCGTGAAATAAAATTTTATAGCGAGACTTCTCGTTTACCAACTCGTTATTACCGCTATACATAAGCTGGTAGTTGGTTACGATATCTCGTAAACTGACATATTGATACGACCCCCAATTGGCATCCTCTGGAGAAGCCCCTGCGTTTTCGTAGTATTGATACTGAGTGAGGTATGCCATATTACTTGCTTTGCTGGTCGGCGATTTGTTCTTGACTTACCGCATAATTTACCACATCAATCTCACGTATAGAAACCCCTGCGTACTGTAAAATTTTATTTACCAAACGAGGCTCGTCGTCAGAAGGCAATTCAAAATCCTGGTAGTCAGCTTGAGTTTGGTCAAATACAGGCTCTCCTGCCGTTAAACTTATATAGGTCCAGTTTGGAGGAAGGGGATATCGAATATACTGAATCGTACCTGACGTGATGGTCGCGGGATACGCTGTAGCTGTATTTCCGTTTTGAACAAAAGCGGGGAAGCCAGTCGTAGGAGCCGTAAGAGATGACGCCAACAGTAAGTTAATCTTAGAGTTAGACACCTGCTCTAATTCATAGTTGCTACCTGTAGGAAGTATCTTATTAATTAAATAATAATCAGCAGGAAGAGCAAATGAGTTTGTGGTAAAATTCACAACTGTAGAGAAGTCATCGATAACCTCCTCTAAAGAGCGCAATACATCAGCGTAGCCCGTTCCTGACTGGCGGACATTCTCTTTATTAATCTGGTAATTATAATCGTTAAAGTACTCATCGAATATCTCCAGCTGCGCTTGTTTAGCGTACAGATTAAAATCTGCTGGCGAGAGATAGCCAAAATTGTTCTTATTCAGTATCGATAATACCGTGCTTCTGACCGATTCTATCATAGGTACGCTTTTGACAAAGATAAATCAAAAAAAGGGGCCGATATTTTTGCTTGCGATGAATCGCAATAAGAAAAAAAAAGAGGGACCTAAGCCCCTCCTTTATTTCTATTTCCTTAAATATCAAGGACTAACAACAATAGAAGTAATCGCAGTGGGAGGGGTAGGTTTACTCTCTACCTGTCTCCAGTTACTAGCTAATGCCTTTTGTACTTGCTCTGTCATAAACAATTTCCACTGATGAGTGGTTACATCCGCAGCGTGAGCAATTAAAATCAGAATAGGCTGTGACGTTGCATTTAGATACCTAAGAGTTAACTGAGTAGAGGTTGTGGTATCTATATGGGCAAGGCCCTGCAAAGGGATAAGAACCTCTTGGCCATCGGCGTTTGTCAAAGTGATGTACTTTACCATAATATATTTATTTAAATTGACCCAGGGCCACTGATGTTAGTAACTGTTTGAGGAAAAGATGAAGCATTAATCTCAAGCATAGGCTTGGTATAGCTGTCTTGCTGAACCTCAATAAGTAAGTCTTTTACGAAATTTGCCATAGCAATATTCTGAGCAGCAACAGTTGTTGAAGCATAGGTAATTGTCATAACGTCCTGGTTTGCCTCAGAATTCATATACTGAACTTTACAAGTTGCATAAGGAGATGATGGAGCAATCTCGATATTGTAAACGTCAAACGCGGGGAGAATCATTGTGTCGTGGCTCGCAATGCCTGTGACTTTGATATACTTTTGCATTGTAAAAAATTATGCGTTAGAAAAAATTATCGACACAAATATACAATAAAAAAAAGAGGGGCTATTAACCCCTCTTCTCTCGTGTATAAACGTATAGGTCTACATAGTGGACTCTAACATTTTAAGGATTTCAATTCCGTCATCAGATTGTAAGTAAGCTGCGATAGCTGACTTAGGGTCTTCACCAAACGGAACAGACATCATACGTTTCTTGTTGGTCTTCAAATTAAAGTGGACATCACGTCCGTTATTGCGAAGTCCCAATAAATTCTTTTCTAGAAATAAAGCCACCTTGCCAAACATATCCAGCGAAGGGTCTTCTAAAGCATCTAGGAAATCTTCTGGGTAGCGTTTAGCGAGAATTAAAATATCGCGCTTAAGCTCCGAAGACGAAAGTTTAGAAGGGTCAATTTCTAGTAGTACACGAGCGACCATTTCCATTTCGGTAAGGTCCATCTTACGTGCAGCAGCTAAAGCGTCAGCTTCCAGGACCATATAGTCGAGCTCTTCTTGAGCGTCCTTTTCCTTATCGACTTCAGAAAATGCCGCACCCGAATCAGGATGTAGGCTTAAAAAATGTTGTAGTACCTGGTTTTCTTTTGGTACAGAAAGGAACCCGTCTTCAAAGACGATTGGTTCTAAAATAAAGTTTCCGTCTTGCTCGTCCTCGAAAGGCGTTTTTTGATTGCGAGCATAGCGTAAAGCGCGATTGACTTGTCCGTCAAAATACATAAGCGGCTTACGAGCGGTATTGCGGGAAGACAGCGTAAAAGTTAACGGTGCCACATCGCGGTTGAGTTTGTAGACCTTGTCTACAATAGGATTTGAATTTTTCATTCGATTGAATTTAAAGTTTAAAAAGAAAAAGGGAGGAGGTTTTACTGCCCCCTCCCTTTCAGAGATTAGTCACGGAACAAGAAGAAGTTGTTGGCACCTAAAGTGCAAACAGCTCGTTCAGACAAGAAGTTAACTTGCATCTTATCGATAGAGCTATTTGCTGCTCCACCAGCAGAACCAGTAATCCAAGTCTTGTAACGACGGTCTTCAGTTTCTGAAGCGCGGTACCGAACGTGAAGGAAAGGTCGCTTAGCATTCTTACCCATAATCTGGTCGTATACAGTTGTTGAGCCAGCTGGCACCAATAAACCATCTACTTTACCCGAATTAAGACCACCACGCATAGTTGGGTCGTTCAAGTACTTCCAGTCAGACTTATAGAAGTCATAACCACGACGGAAACCACGGAAACCAAGGTTCAACGCCATCTCTTCGTCATTGTCAAAGAGACCGTAAGAAGTACCACCAGCTCCATAAGAGTTCTGAGCAGCCAACATATCATCAATAGCAAATGAGAAGTCACGGTTAACGAAGATTACATTCTCTTCGATAGAACCCTGCTTATCCAATCGCTGGATAATAGTGTCAAACTCAGCCAATGTAGTTGGGATACCTTGGAATACATTTCCTCGAGTATTTACTACATAGAAGATTCCATCGGAACCAGCTCCTTGAGCAGAACCAACTGTAGCATCAGGCACACCTAGGTCTGCTGCTGCTCCAGAACCAACTGCCGCAGGTACAGCTTCAATCATAGAAGTCTCCAAGTAGTCGTCAAAACGAAGACGTGTCTCGTGCTCAGACTTCAAATACCATAGGTATCCAGTAGCTCCGTTCTCGGTAGTTACTTCAACCCAACCGATTTGAGCCATATCAGAACCATTAACACTATAAGTGTCCTTCAAGATAATAGGCTTATTCTCAAAGAAGTTGTCTTGAGCTTCTAAAGAACCAACCATTGTATCTGTTCCCTTAGCAAACTCAGAACCGTATACAAATACAGTACAAGTAGTGTTTTGAGGAAAGTTTTGAGTAGCCTCGTAGTACTTTACAGAAAAAGTAAAGGTACCACCTGCTCCACTAGGAGTGCTCGAACCTGTAGTTACAACGGCTTTATTGCTCAATGTTGATGCGCCTGCGTTAGCAGAAATCATAACGGTTTGACCAACTCGCAAAGCAGCTGTTGAAACACCAGCAGGTAGAGTTACAGTAAACGTGTGAGCAGCAGCTCCACCAGGTGCACTGTCAGCATTACAATCTGTATACTTAGTATGCAAACGTCCTTGCTCAGCCCATTTGATAAGGTCAGAGTTAGAAGGCATCTCCGCTCCTACCATACGTAAGAATCCAGAAACAGTACGGTTACCGTAACGCTCGAATTCTTTCTCGTAGGTATCAGGAAGATACTGGTTTAAGAAATTA